CAAGCACTAACTCAAGAGGTAGAAGCAAGAAAATCTGTGTTGATTGCAGAGATGACACAAGAATTTATGATGGAAGAGAAGAAAATTACATCACAATTTGACTCTGACCCACTTCTAAAACTAAAAGCAAGAGAAGTTGACCTACGTGCGATGGAAAATGAACGTAGAAAAACTGCAGATCAAGCAAAAGCAGAGCTTGATAGAGCAAAATTAGTGCAAGCAAGAGATATTGTTGATGAAAAAATGGAGCAAAACGAAAAATTAGCTAAATTAAGAGCTGGAGTATCACTTGCAAAGGCTGATAAACCAGGTATAACTGCAATACAGGTTGAAGATTAATGCCGTTAAATGAAAAAGGCAAAAAAATTATGAAATCCATGCGTAAACAGTATGGAAAAAAACGAGGAGAGACAATTTTTTACGCGTCTAAGAACAAAGGCACGATAAAAGGTGTAGAGAAGAGAAAAACAAGGAGTAAAAATGCAAAGACTAGATAAAATTAAGCCGGTTAAAGTTTCAGATCAACAAGTTGAAGTAGATCCTAGATCTAAAACAACAGCTGATCAATCTTTTAACTACATTGGCACAGGAAAACCTGAAATGCCAGTTGGTGGACAAAAAAGAATGCTGGCTGAAAAGAAAAGAAACTCAAAGGCGTACTAATGGCTTGGTTCAGTTTAGCAAAGATTGCTATGCAAGCTGGTGCAAAGATATATTCTAATCGCCAGAAGACTAAAATGGCGATGTCTGATGCACAATTAATGCATGCAGAACGTATGGCCCGAGGTGAGGAAGCTTATCAGGGTAAACTTTTAGAAGCTAGACAATCGGACTGGAAAGACGAGGCCGTCCTTATAATCTTGTCAACTCCAGTTGCTGTACTTGCATGGGCAGTCGTATCAGACGACCCATCTGCGATGGACAAAGTAAAATTATTTTTTGAAATGTTCTCGCAACTGCCGTCATGGTTTACAAACCTGTGGATCCTTGTCGTGGCGAGCATTTATGGTATAAAGGGCACACAGATATTTCGTAACGTAGGAAAAAAATAATGGTAAACAGACTATATAATAAACAAGTATCACCTAAAGGCTACAAAGCTGGTGGTAAAGTTTTAAAAGCTGTCGACAAAAAGAAAAACCCAGGTTTGGCTAAACTTCCAACAAAAGTTAGAAACAAAATGGGCTACATGAAAAAAGGCGGCAAAGTAAAATAATGTGGAACTGGATAAAAAGTTTATTCGGTTTTAAAAAAGAAGTTGCTTTAGTTGTTAAGCAAGAAGTTGTTCCAACTAGAGAAACTCATTGTAGCAATCACTTACGATTTAAAAAAAGTTGTAAGAGTTGTTTAGAGGTAGTTTATGGCTAAACTATGTGCAAAAGGTAAAGCAGCAGCAAAGCGAAAATTTAAAATTTATCCTAGTGCATATGCTAACATGTACGCTAGTGGTGTTTGTTCTGGAAGAATAAAACCGGGCGGTAAAAGAACTAAAAAAGCTAAAGGCGGCTTGATCAAAGGTCAGGGCTGCGAGATTAGGTAATGGCCAAAAAAGGTTTAAGAGAATGGGTTCAAGAGAAATGGGTAGACATCGGAGCACCGAAGAAGAACGGAAAGTTTCAACCGTGCGGGAGAAGCAAAGGGAGCAAACGGAAGTATCCAAAATGCGTGCCACTTGCAAAAGCCACACGAATGACAAGCTCGCAAAGGGCGAGTGCTGTCAGAAGAAAGCGCCAAGCCCCGAACACTGGCCCTAAGCCAACAAACGTTGCAACGTTTGCAAAGAGAACTAAAAAAGCAAGTGGTGGTTCAATAGGTGATAGAATGGTTAGACAGGCTCAAAGAAATTACAGAGGTAGTTATATCTCAGGAGATTTAGGTGGCGTAAAAGTTTCAAATCCTAGTTTAGTTAAATACTATGGAAAGAAGGTGATGCCATGAGAAACGATTATTCAGTAAGAGAAAAATTAGCAAAAGGCGGAATGCCAGCTAGAAATAAAAAGAACTTTAGACCTACAAAGTCTGGAGCAGGTATGACAGAAGCCGGTGTCAAAGCCTACAGAAGAATGAATCCCGGTTCTAAACTAAAAACAGCGGTCACTGGCAAGGTCAAACCAGGATCAAAAGCTGCAAAGAGACGTAAGTCCTTCTGCGCACGTAGCGCTGGCCAAATGAAAATGTTTCCAAAAGCTGCGAAAGATCCTAATTCAAGACTAAGACAGGCTCGCAGAAGATGGAAATGTTAAATGGTAAAAAAACTACAAAAAGTAGCAAAGGCTTTAGGTAAAGCTTCTAAGCTACACAAAAAACAATCTAAAATTATCAAGAAGCATATTAAGGAGATGAAACGTGGCAGATCCTAAAGTAGGCACTGGTAAAAAACCAAAAGGCTCTGGGAGGAGATTATACACAGATGAAAATCCTAGAGACACTGTATCAATTAAGTTTGCGACCCCTACAGATGCTCGTAAAACTGTGGCAAAAGTTAAACGAGTCAACAAACCCTTTGCAAGAAAAATACAAATTCTTACGGTTGGTGAACAAAGAGCCAAAGTTATGGGTAAGGCAAAGGTGGCTAGCATATTTAAGAAAGGTAAAGAAGCAATTAGGAAAGGAAGAAAAGCATAATGTTAAAAGCGTTAAAAAAAAGATATGAGGCACAAGTTGCCGAATCAATAGCAACTATCAATATTTATCTTAAAAGTCCGGTAGGTATTGGTGAACATCCACAACACTTAGATGAAGTTGATAAACTTTTACAAGTTATTGTAGATGCAGAAGAAAAAATAAAAATCATAGAAAGGTGGGTAGACTAATGGAAGGAATGGAAATAATAGGAAAGCTTAGAAAAATAATAACTCAAAGATACGAAGATATTGTTGCTGCCATGACTAGTGGGGGCGTTGACAATATGGAGAAATATAACTATATGTTAGGACAGATACGAACGTATCAATATATTATTCAGGAGATATCTAGCCTGCTAAAACAAAAGGAGCAAAATGACAAAGAAGGAACAATTATCAAAATCAACCGAGATTCCTAAACATAGGAATGCACTCATAGAAAAATACGAAACAGAACCTGAAAAGACAGTAACAACAGAAGCTACAAAGCTTCCTAAACCCACGGGTTGGAGAATGTTAGTACTGCCTTTTAAAATGAATGAAAAAACTAAAGGTGGATTAATATTAGCAGAAACATCTTTAGAGAAACAACAAGTTGCATCGCAGTGTGGACTCGTTCTTAGAATGGGACCAGATTGCTACCGAGACAAAGAAAGATACCCTGAAGGTCCTTGGTGCAAGGAAAAAGACTGGGTGATCTTTGCAAGATATGCGGGATCAAGAATAAAGATAGAAGGGGGTGAAGTTAGAATGTTAAACGACGATGAGATTCTAGCGACCGTGGATAACCCAGAAGATATCATCCACGAATTTTAACATAGGAGGAAGCTATGCAAGCTGACGATAAAACAGTCGACATTGATACATCAGGCCCTGGTGCTGAGATTCAATTAGAAGAAAACAAAAAACCAGAAAATGAAACAGTTGAGGTTCAAAATGAAACAACTACTGAAGACAATGTTCAGCCCGACGATACATCTGAGAAATCTGATGAGCAGTTGGATGTTCGAAATGATGAGAACAGTGAAGAACAAAAGACAGAGAAGAAGGAAGAAGTAAAAGACGAACACGAAAAGTATAGCGAAGGCGTTCAAAAAAGAATTGCTAAACTAACTAAAAAAATGCGAGAAGCTGAAAGACAAAGAGAAGAAGCTTTGGCATTTGCTAGAAGAATACAAGATGAAAATAAATCTTTAACTTCTAAAGTGAACGTTTTAGATACAGACTATGTGGCTGAGATGGAAGGCCGAGTCAAATCTTCCTTACTAGCGGCGCAACAAAAGTTAATTGCTGCTAGAGAATCTGATGATAAGAAAGCAGAGGTAGAGGCGTTAACTGCAATATCTCAGTTAGGTTATGAGCAAGCAAAAGTTGCTGAACTTAAAACCAAACAAGAGATGGAAAAGAAAGTAGCAGCCGAGAAACCTAAAGAACCGGCACAACCTTATCAACCAACAGTACAGGCACCTGATCCAAGAGCAGAAGATTGGGCGACTAAAAACGATTGGTTTGGTAAAGATAATGCCATGACTTATACTGCTTTTGATCTTCACAGGAAACTGACTGAAGAAGAAGGTTTCGATCCACAAACAGACGAATATTACGCAGAAATAGACAAGAGAATAAGACTTGAATTTCCGCATAAATTTGATAAACCTGTGGAAAGAACGACAAGTAAACCTACACAAACTGTTGCATCTGCAACGCGTAGTCCAAAGACTAGTCGCAAATCGGTAAAACTCACACCAAGCCAAGTAGCAATCGCTAAAAAATTAGGTGTGCCACTAGAAGAATATGCGAAACAACTGATAAACACGAAGGAGGTATAGGCATATGACAAGTAAACAACCAACTCGTGCGAGCCAAACAAGAGAAAAAACAGAACGGAAAAAAGTTTGGACTCCACCATCGTACTTAGATACACCCAACGCGCCGGACGGATTCCGACACAGATGGGTCAGGACTGAAGTTCTCGGGTACGTCGACACTAAAAATGTACAAGGAAGATTAAGATCCGGGTACGAGTTAGTTAGAGCCGACGAATACGGCGAGGATGAATATCCAGTGATCACGGAAGGCAAATATTCTGGGGTTATCGGGCACGGAGGCCTTGTGCTGACAAGGGTACCAATTGAGATCGCGCAACAGCGTGCAGCTTACTACGCTAATTTAGCTAGTGAAAACGTTGAAGCAGTAGATAACGACCTCATGAAGGAACAGGACAGAAGAATGCCTATCAATATTGATAAGCAGTCTCGTACAACCTTCGGTGGCAAGAAAAGTTAATTTTTTAACGATTCAAACCAACGATTAAACAAACTAAGGAGAAACGAAAATGGCAAACGCGTCATCAACAGGCTTTGGAATAAAGCCTTTAAAGAAAGCGGGTCAGAATAGAGATGCCGGTGGATTAGGAGAATATCCAGTAGCAGCGTCTGCGACGGCTATTTACAACCAAGATGTGGTTGCAATGGCTAGCTCAGGTACAGCAGCGGTAGCTGCGGCTGGTACGGAACAACTTTTAGGTTCACTAAACGGTGTTTTCTACACTGACGCAACAACTAGTAAGCCAACGTTTCAAAACTATCTTCAAGGCTCTAATACAGCCACTGATATAGTTGCGTTTGTAACTGATGATCCACACCAGGTCTATGAGATCAGATCTAATAACTCTGGTGCATCAGCGCAAACTGACGTTGGTAATACAGCTGAGATCTCTTACTCAGCGGGTGCAACTCCTAATTACATATCTAAAACAACTTTAGATGACAGTACGTTAGGAACTACATCTCAACAATTAAAAATTGTTGGTGTAAGTAGAGACATCGATAACGATGATCTTACATCAGCAAATGTTGTATGGAGAGTCGTGATAAGCGAACACTTCTTCAAGCAACATGCAGGTATCTAATAGGAGGATAAAATTATGGCGATATCACGTAATCAACTAGTTAAAGAACTAGAGCCAGGATTGAATGCCCTATTCGGCCTGGAATACAAAAGGTATGAAAATCAGCATGCTGAGATTTATACTACAGAGTCATCTGACAGAGCTTTTGAAGAAGAAGTTATGTTGTCAGGTTTCGGACAAGCGCAAACAAAACCAGAAGGTTCTGGTGTAGCGTTCGATAGTGCTCAAGAAACTTTCACAGCGAGATACACTCACGAGACAATAGCTCTTGGGTTTTCAATCACTGAGGAAGCAGTTGAGGACAACCTTTACGACAAACTAGCTTCAAGATACACGAAAGCTTTGGCTAGATCGATGGCAAACACAAAACAAGTGAAAGCGGTTAACCCGTTAATTCAAGGTCTTCCTTCAACGGACAACTTTGATTCAGGTGATGGTGTTTCTTTATTTAACACTGCTCACACGACAATAGCGGGATCATTTAAAAACACTTTAAGCACGCAAGCTGACTTAAACGAAACTTCATTAGAGCAGTCGTTAATCGACATTGCTGCAATGACAGACGAAAGAGGTCTTAAGATTGCTGCTAGAGGTGTGAAAATGATTGTTCCAAGTGAACTACAATTCACAGCTGAAAGATTGATGAAATCTCAAGGCAGAACAGGAACAGCTGACAATGATGTAAATGCTATCGCATCTATGGGAATGGTCCCTCAAGGTTACAGAGTTAATAACTTTTTAACTGACACGGACGCGTTCTACATCATTACAGATGTACCAAATGGTATGAAGTATTTTGAAAGAGCACCTATCACAACTAAAATGGAAGGTGACTTCGATACTGGAAACGTAAGATACAAAGCTAGAGAAAGATACGTATTTGGCGTATCAGACCCTAGAGGTATCTTCGGCGTAGAAGGTGCGTAATACTTAATAAATTAAAATTAAAAGGGGGCTTTCGAGCCCCCTTTTTTTATGATATAACCTAAAAACCCATGAAAACTTTTCGAATACAAATCAGAGCATACGGCTATTATGCTGACTTCAATATCGTGTCAGAAGATGAGGATAAAGCCTTTGAAAATGCACTAGTTGACAAACTAGGACAAAATGATATTGTATGGGAAAAAGATGGATTCACTAATGAATCTAAAATGTGGTTAACCTACGAGGAGGTTATAAATGACACACGTTCAGGAACTCTACACGAAGAAGAGAGGTCTAGAACTTGAGTGGTCGCAGCACTATAATCAGGAGAAAAGATATACTCTTGATATGGTGAGAATTGATGACAGAATTAGACAAGTCATCAGTCACATTAAGTTAGCAGAAGCAAAAGAAGCTGCAAAACTTAATAAGATAGAAGAAGCTGCACCAGACGTTTCAGTAGCTACGTAAACAAAAGCTACATCGTTGAAATACGTGCATTCATCACAGGCTCTCTTGCACTCTTGAAAAAATAGGAGTATAAGTTCTTTAAGTAAATTGGTTATTCGTTGAAGAATAACTGGTCTAACAAGGAGGACTGATATGACTACACACTTTACTTCAGGAGTCACGAACGTAGCTACTGGTGGAACTAGTGAAAAATTAAAATCACCTGATCCAATTAAGTATCACGTTTATCACGAGGACTTCGATAAATACACGGCTAGTGACTGGGTTATCACTACAACTGAAGCTGGTTCAGGTAATGCATCTGAAGCTTTAGCAGATGGTGACGGCGGTTTACTAGTTATAACAAATGACGATGCAGATAACGATTCTGATGAGCTTCAGTGGGCCGGCGGTTCAGGCGGCGTAATTGAATCTTTCAAATACGAAGCTGCAAAAGGTCTATACTTTAAAACAAGATTTAAAGTAAATGACGCAACACAATCTGACTTTGCGATTGGTTTAGTTATCACTGATACAACTATCATTGATGGTACAACTGATGGTATCTATTTCAGAAAAGCTGATGGTTCTACTTCTATGGAATTAGTCATAGAAAAAGACAGCACAGAA